AAAAAGTACCTATTTTCATGAACAAAGGCGGTATGGGCATGGCTAAAGGCGGTGGCGTTGAGTCCAAGGGTAAAACCAAAGGCAAGATGATTACTATGAAAACGGGTGGCAAGAGCGGTAGAGCCTGTTAAGGACCAATCATGGGACGACTCAACAGATCAGCACCAAAAGACGCGGTAGTTCGCTTTGACTCTGCTGGGCAGACAAACGCCAGAGACCTTACACCTAGCCTACGTGAAGACGTAGCAAGGGGCGCTAAGCAAGATGCGGAGCGAATTAAAAAAGGCATGGACACCTCTGAGACTAGACCACAAAATAAAGCTCAAGTACAGAATGCTGCTGGTAGAGCTATAACACGTATGGCAAGCCGTGCTGGTTTAGCTGGTGCCGCACTTGAAGGTGGGTATGAAGTTGGTCGTGCTATTGACGAGAAGACTGGCCTTGGTAAGAAGATGGTTGAGAAGACTGGCCTTGGAGATTTAGCCGAGCGTGCGGTAAATAGCCGTGACAAGGTTGAGTTGTCCAAAGAGTCTAAGGAACGTATTGCCAAGGCCGAACCAATAGAGGCAACCTCCCGCAAGTCAAAAGACAGAGAAGAAGAACCGCCAGAAATGGCAACGCATTACAAACCAGACAATTACAAGTCTGGCGGTATGGCTTCTAGCCGTGCAGACGGTATTGCTCAACGCGGTAAAACCCGTGGAAAGGTGTGCTAATCATGGCTAAAGATTACAAATACGAAGACTCTACCCCTGTGGATGAGCCAGTCCGTACAGGCAAAACTCAAGAACCCGGTAGCGCTATTCGCGTTGATGGAAAACCCGTCAAATCAACTTCCAAAAAGGATACTGATCCTTTAGGTGAAGCCGCAGATAACACTGTAAAAATGATTGCAAGAAAACGCGCTGCTGCTGAGGAAGCAAAGAAGGCTAACTTTACTTCCGCTGAAACTGGCGGTGGCGCTGCTTTGATGTACCGTAAACCAATGGCTAAAGGTGGCAAAGTTTCTGCTTCTTCACGCGCTGATGGCTGTGCTCAACGAGGTAAAACTCGTGGAAAGATGTACTAAAAAATGAGAGCCTCACGCGGCATGGGAAATATTCTCCCTTCTAAGATGCCTAAAGGCGTGAAAAAAACACGCCGTGACGACACCGACTTTGCCGAATACAAAAAAGGTGGGTTGGCGCAACAAGCCGCAACTGCTATTGCCATGAAAGCAGCAGGTAAGAAGCCTAAGAAGATGGCTGAAGGTGGAGAAACAAAATCTAAGGTAAATGAGGCTGGGAACTACACTAAACCTGATTTACGTAAACGTATCTTCAACAGCGTCAAAGCTGCGGCAATCGTAGGCACGGGCGCAGGTCAGTGGTCAGCACGTAAGGCTCAAGTTATGGCTAAACGCTATAAAGCCGCAGGTGGTGGGTATCGTGATTAAAAAACCCCAGCAATCCCTAAAGGACTGGGGCAAACAAGATTGGACGACTAAAAGTGGTAAAAAATCTTCTGACACAGGTGAGCGCTACCTTCCAAAAGCTGCGATTAAAAGTCTCAGCCCTGCTGAGTATGCTGCAACAACGCGTGCGAAACGCGCTGGCAAGAAAGCCGGGAAGCAATTCGTAGCACAGCCAAAAAATATAGCAAAGAAAACAGCAGGATTTAGATAATGTCCACCTCCGGTTTGACCACTTTTAATCTAGATATGGGCGACCTCGTGGAGGAAGCCTTTGAGCGTTGTGGAAAAGAATTACGTACTGGTTACGATTTCCGAACCGCTAGACGTTCTGTTAACTTGTTGACGATTGAGTGGGCTAATCGGGGCATTAACCTTTGGACGGTAGAGCAAGGGCAGTTTGTTATGAACACAGGCCAAGCCATCTACCCTATTCCAGTCGATACGATTGACTTGCTTGATACTGTGGTACGCCAAAACAATGGTGAACAGTCCAACCAAATTGATATAAATATCAGCCGTATTAGTGAAAGTACCTATATCACTATACCGAACAAAAACGCTACGGGCAGGCCGATTCAAGTTTTTGTTAATCGCCAAACAGGTAGTGTGGCTACTGTAGCCAACACCACGCTTGCTACGGGGTATCCCATATCCGCGACAGATACTACTATCACGCTAACTAGCGTCGCTACATTGCCTACGCAGGGCTTTATTAATATTGGTACTGAGACTATTGGCTACCAGAACATTGTGGGTAACCAGATTGTGAACGCTTGGCGTGGACAGAACAACACAACTGCAGCGACGCATTCAGCGGGTGATAGCGTGTATGTAAACAACTTACCTTGTGTCAATGTGTGGCCTACACCGAGTTCTCCGGGAGACCAGTACACTTTTGTTTACTATCGTATGCGTCGTATGCAAGATGCTGGCAGCGGTGTAACTACACAAGATATTCCGTTTCGCTTTATTACCTGCATGGTTGCAGGTTTAGCGTACAACCTCAGTATGAAGCTGCCAAACATAGATACAACGAGAATTGGTATGTTAAAAGCCGATTACGAACAGCAATTTGACCTCGCCGCTCAGGAAGACAGGGAGAAAGCAGCAGATCGTTACGTGCCTCGTATGTCGTTCATGAGGTAAGAAATGCCTAGTAAGTACGCATCAGGTAAACATGCAATCGCCGAGTGTGATAGGTGTTACCAACGGTATATGCTCAAGGAGTTACGTACACAAATTGTTAAGACAAAACCGTTTAAGATCAAGGTTTGCCCATCATGTTGGGACCCAGATCAACCGCAGTTGTCTCTTGGTTTGTACCCCGTAAATGACCCGCAAGCAGTGCGCGAACCTAGACCAGACACGAGCTATCAAGTTTCTGGTAATTTGGCGGATGGGTATAACGGAGGCGGTAGCAGAATTTTTCAATGGGGCTGGAATCCTGTTGGTGGGTCAAGTAGTTTTGATGCGGCATTGACGCCAAATAATTTGAATTTGGTTGTACAACTTGGTACAGTAACGGTTAGCGTAACTTAGGAGTTAAAAATGGACAAGAAAGACTTAAAGCAAGACAAGAAAATGATTGCGGGTGCTGTGCACAAGCATGAGAAAAAGTTGCACCCCGGCAAGCCAATGACTAAGCTCAAAAAGGGCGGTGTAACAACCGACATGATGAAGTCTATGGGGCGTAACTTGGCTCGCGTTGCAAATCAAGGGAGCAAGTAATGGCTAAATTCAGTATGAAACAAGGCGGTAAAGAGGTTGGTGACGCCAGCGTCTACGCCCAGCCACACGACATGTCTGGTAAAGCACTTAAAGCTGGACTGCCTACAGAGACTGGCGCTCAGTGCATGACAGAGATGAACCCATCTATTGGCGGCATTAGCAAAGGCAACTATGCCCCAGTTAACCCATACGGTGTTGGCGTGATGCGTGGATACGGCGCTGCAACCAAAGGGCGCAAGATTAGCGGGAAGATGGGATGAACTACAACCAGCTTGTAATTGCAATCTCCGATTACACGGAGAATACTTTTGGCGTTGCGGATATGAATACGTTCATAACGCAGGCAGAGCAGCGCATTTACAACACGGTTCAGTTTCCATCATTACGTAAAAACGTAACAGGTACTTTGACTTCTGCAAACCCGTATTTGTCAGCCCCAGACGACTATCTAGCCACCTACTCATTGGCTGTGATTGATACAGATGGAGCCTACGAATACCTGCTTAACAAAGATGTGAATTTCATACGTCAGGCGTACCCAAACCCAACTACCGACGTAGGCGCTCCTAAGTACTACGGATTATTTGGCCCAACTATTAGTGGGGGCGAAATCACTAACGAGTTGTCCTTCATTGTTGGGCCGACTCCAAGTGCCGCGTATAGCGTAGAACTACACTATTACTACTACCCAGCAACCATTGTTCAAGGTGTGATTACCTTGGTGTCGCTCGTAACTCCGGGCGGTAGTTTAACGGCTGGAACTTATTACAACGTGCCATTAACTGGTGGTTCTGGTAGCAGTGCGTTAGCCACTATTGTGGTAGCTGGTGGTTTTGTGACCACTGTAACTATCACGCAGGGCGGTTCATCCTATGTGGTTGGCAATACTATAAGCGCGGCTGTAGCAAATATTGGTGGCACAGGTACTACTTTTACTGGTACTGTTTACACGGTTTCTAACAGCACAGGGCAGACTTGGCTAGGGGATAACTTTGATACCGTGTTGCTATATGGCTCATTGGTTGAGGCTTACACCTACATGAAGGGCGAGCAAGACATGATGGCTCTCTATGATGGTAAGTACAAGGAAGCATTAGGTTTGGCTAAACGTCTTGGCGATGGTATGGAGCGTCAGGATGCGTATCGTTCTGGTCAATATAGACAGGCGGTGACTTGATGGCTTTTACTGGTAACTTTACCTGCAATACGTTTAAGACGGGCTTAATGAATGGCTCATTTGACTTTACGTCTGGTAGTTTTTATTTGGCGTTGTATACCAACTCAGCCACCCTCAATGAAGATACAACTGCATACACTGCCACGGACGAAGCGTCTGGTGGCAACTATGTAGCAGGCGGTAATTTATTGACGATAGCCCAAGTCCCAACGGTAGGTAATGGGGACACAGCGTTTATTTCGTTTGATAACACATCATGGACAGGCGCTATTACTGCACGGGGCGCTTTGATTTATAAAACCGGTGCTAACGGGGCAGTTTGTGTGTTAGATTTTGGCGCAGATAAAACTTCTACAGCCACATTTACCGTACAATTCCCAGCAATCACCAACACATCCGCGATTATTCGTATTTCTTAAAAGGGAACGCATGACTTTCTTCTCCTCTGTTCTTTCTGACCCACCAGAAGTAAAAATCACTAACGATCGTCCGCTAGAAAAAGATTTATACAAGATGATGTGGAGTCTCCCGGAATACAGAGTTGTAGCCCCCGGAGAGAAGATTGCTCAAGAGTTTTTAGCGCAAGCCAAGCCTCCAAAAGGCGCGTCAGTTATTGACCTTGGTTGCGGCACAGGGCGTGGGGCCTTGAATTTAGCGTTTTTTGGTGGCATGAATGTCACTATGGTTGACTTTGCTGACAACTGCTTAGATGAAGACATTGTTCCAATGCTTGAAACACAAAGCCATGCTAT